CAAAAGCTTACGGCGGCAGAACGTGACGCTTTATCCAGATACAAGATACACGAAAACATCAATACACTTTTAGCCAATGAAAATACCCCTAAACTTATACTGGGGGGGATCGCGGTTGCTTCTTTGCCTATAGTAATACCTATAATTATTGCGGCTTTGAGAAAACAAGACCCTACGCTCGGAATTAAAATTCCTGAAGGCGTTGAAGAAGCTATCGATACCGTGACTTTCATAAAAGATTTAAACGAGGCCGTTGGTGAAGTCATAATACCTGGGGGATTTTTCTATAAGGGCGAAGCTAAAGACTTTTATGATAAGTACGTGAAAAGATGAATTTAGGCGCGATAATTGCATTATTGAAATTGGCTCAGGATGCCGAGATAACTAAACCTGCTTTTGTTAGTATTGTAAAACGTCCGACCTACGGAAAGGAAACTGCACTGACAAGAGCTGAAGAAGGCCTAGGCCTGTAATGGAAATCACTACAGTTTCCTTAATGCTTTATTTTGCCGCTTGGACATTATTCTATTTTGCAATAAGTCATTATATCGCTAAACTGAGTAAGGATAAGTGGGTTGAATGGGCGAAATCATCCGAGAGTGATGATGATCTGTTATTAATTCTTGAACCGATCATAGACGAGATAGAAGAACGGACCCACGGAATGTTAGAGAACTTTCAATCTTCTTTTTTTGGTTCTCTGGGTGCGGCTAGCAAAAAATTAGACGAGTCTACAGGCCAAAGTACAATCAAAGCTATAACCAAAGATAACCCCATAATGGGGCTAGTTGCAGAGATGTTAATGAAAAGAAGTGGTCTGGAAGGGCTCCTAAAGACCCAGAATGACCCCGAAGTAGGGGTAAAACAGCCCCAGAACAAGGCTAGACTAGGCCTAAAATAGTAAAATAAAACAACAACACTATTAATTAAAGTTAAATTGACTTATTTTTATTTATTATGATTAATACATATTTGTTATTAATAGAATAGCGCGATTATATTAACCCCCTCTTCCTATTGTTTATTCTATGGAGAGAAAAAACTTAGATGAAGTCAGTTGCTTGCATTGTGGAAATATTGGTTTGACCAGTACGAACCATTGCAAAGCGTGTTATGGAGATCATAAGGTTGTGATTGGATAATGAGACAAACAAGTATAAACAAAGCAAAAAAAGAAATATGGCTAAGACTCCAAGCCTATACAGCAGATATGGAACTATGGGAATCTGATATTATAGAGGATAACTGGAGCCCTATTGCTTTTGATAAAGCACTAACTTCAATCTTTAATCAAATAGAGAGAAAGTTATAGATGGGACGTAAGAAAGAATTTGTCGCAACCAAATCGTTCACGATAGGACTTCAGGAATTGGTTTATCTTGAGAAGATATGCAATGAAAAGAACATCAAGGCATCCAAGTTCATTAACGGTTTACTCAGAAAGGCAATGCTTACAGATATGGAAAAGGAAAAGCAGAACCACGGCCCGATCACTTGGTGTACTGGATGCAGTAATTATAAGGAATATGAGCAAAAAGAAGGTGAAGACTGGACCTGTATCGACTGTGGTGATGATAAAACACAGGTCATTACCTATATGCTCGAGAAGTAACCACTTTTAAGTAGCTACTCATATATGAGTAACGCATGGTTAGACGACGCGCACGAGCAAGAAGAAAACCTTCTCGTTCTTTTGGAATTAATGTAATTGAAACTGGAGCCGCTTTGGCTCTTTTAGAACAGACTAATGCAGGTTCTGCAATGAAGTCTTTTTTAGCAGGTGATCTTAATTCAGGATTAACGACTTTATCGAAGTCCGCAAAGTCAAACAAGCAAGCAATCACTAAAACTTTAGTGGGTGCGTTCTTGGCAAAGGCGGCTGTACGTTCCTTTTCCCGTGGTTCGCCAGTATTGGCTTCCCTGGGACCAATCAAAGTGAGGGCATAAACAATGGCAATAGTAGTAACACGGACTGAGGCGGCACTTTCAGCCACAACTTCTTTCCAGAGCATGAATAATCAGTTTGCATCATCGGGACTTTCCCTGGTTGTGCCTTCTGGAGTTTCGCAGATAAGTTCCATATCAATGGGAGTTAGTAGCGTTGGAACTGGAGCGGATTTCTGTTCAGGTTTCAAGTTAACGGGGACAGCCCTCCAAGAGGGCGACGCTACCTTTATGGGTCCTGCGATCGCACAGGCCGCCAGTGGTGGTACTGGAGTAGCAAACTGCGTAGTTCAAGAAAAAACAGCCCTAGGGGTCACGAGCGGAAATACTTTGGACATCCAAGTCGCTGTAACGACCGCCGCGACGATCGATTCTAGCTGTACGATCACTTTTGAATAAATTTAACCATGCCTGAAGGCGTTGGTTATGGACCTCAGTATACAGCTTCCACAGGTTTAGAATTAAATATAATTGGGAACTTTTGCTACGCTTATAGCGGTGCAATTCAAACCACAACCAGTTTAGCCACGGTATTAGATTTCGAAACGGGTAATTTTGTAACAAAAGGTACCTTCTGTCTTACGCCTTTTCTTGATTTGACAAGTGTCGGGTCTGGAGGTGTGTCCATTTGGCAATTGCAATTTAATGGTGTTACTGTGTTATTAACTAAAGCAGACACAGGGAGCGAACAACAACAAGTCAATGCAATTGTAGAAGTACTAATTCCACCATATACAAAAGTTAATCTTCAAGTTAAATCAAGTAGTGGCAGTGCTGGTTTAAGTCAGACTAATGTTTTTGAAGGTAGGATATACAAGTGACCCTTTCGACGGGGCCGACCCTTAACTTCTTTGGTGATCATATGTTTGCTTGGAGCGGTCAAGAAGCATTAACCGCAGGCGGCACAACCTTACTGGACTTTATCTCTCCCAATAGGTTCTATAGTGTCGTAACTAACGTCTCTTTCGATTATAGCGGATGTTCTGCGGGTGATGTTCTCTCCTGGTCTCTACAGGGCAATGAGGAGGCCCTCCATGTTAGCAAGTTCATCATAAGTGTTAACGGAATCGGGCCCCAATTCCCCAATCTATACTATACGATCCCGCCCAATACGGGGATGAAAATGGTGGCTGTAGGCCCAAGCGGGCTTATGACAGTAGTTCTAGAAGGAAAAGAGGTGCAGTAATGCCCACACAGAGAGAACGTGATTATTATAGAGCCGGTTTTACGGATGGCCTAGCGGCGGCAGAAAGAAAATCCGAAGCAGTATTTGAGATCGATCCTGAAGCTTACGGCCATTATATCGCACCACGTAAACCTAAACCTAAACGTAAACTATCAGCATGGAATAAGTTTGTAAAAGCTAACAGTAAGAAACCGCGTTTCCGATATCGTAACGGTAAGTTGAACCTAAAGAAAATGGCAGTAGCGTTCAGGAAAACCCCCGCAGGCAAGAAGAAGAGGCGCTAATGGCATATGAAGCAGTACCGATTGACGTGGAGATACAAAAGCTTACGGCGGCAGAACGTGACGCTTTATCCAGATACAAGATACACGAAAACATCAATACACTTTTAGCCAATGAAAATACCCCTAAACTTATACTGGGGGGGATCGCGGTTGCTTCTTTGCCTATAGTAATACCTATA